TCCTCAACCCGTCCGGGAATATGCTGGGGTCGAGATTTCTCTCTTCCTCAACACACTTCAGGACATACTTCTCTAGCTTAGGCGCCTCTATGAGACACCATTGTAGGTCAATAAAAGATCCTCGTATTTCAGAGAACCCAGTAAGGTTTGCTACATCTGCTAGCAGGCTTATATATGTTTGCTCTACTGCATGCATATCATGGAGTACCACTATGCCTGATGTTCTGACTAATGTAACCCGTGCTGTGCGCTATGCGCATATAGACACGAGTCAACTCATGACCTCTAAACGAGAATTACTTCTCGTTGTTGAGGATCGCCGCAACGAGCGTTGCATCCGCGACAGCCGCCTTAAACGTAGCTACGACAACGTCGAGCTGCGCTTGAGTGACTGTCCCCGGAACAGCAATGACGAAATATGCAGAAGTTAAAATCTTCTGCAGATTAGCGTCAATATCGGTGCGATCAATCCTTCCGGTGAAACGCCGACCCGCCACTTTCGTGGAGGAATCGACGTAATCCTGGGATTTGATAATCAACTGATCAGGGGTAGTAACCCCGCGAGCAGTCGATTGACGTTGTGATTCATCCTTCACATCGAAGGTTTTCTTGAACACAACTGAGTTGAATGTCAGATCGGCATTCATGGTAGTTTTAGTTTTTGTTTTCTAACGTGGACTTAGCTATGTATTGTAATCTCCAGAAGGTTAGTTAAACCTTCTTCACCCACGCACCAGATTTCTCAGGTGCGAAAGTGTCAAGTATAACAGGGATGTTAAAATCCTTGATAAACTTAGAGACCCCAGATACATCTATTCTAGCGTGTTTCTTGAGCCAGTTCCTTTTGGAACGGGATTTCTTGAGACGAGCTGCAAACTGCTCTAGCATGAGAGTAACAATACTATCATGGTAAGACCAGTCTACTGCGAATACTGAACTGTCCTTAACTCTCAACATTAGAGAGAGATGGACAATTCTATGACTTATCTGAGGTTTTGACTTAGGCATATATATGTCTATGTTAACAATACATAACTAACTAAACGATTCGATCTCAGTCAGCGTCTTATTTTGGACAACTGCTGAGATATCAAAGCGGCAGAAATGCCGGCTTGATTTTTTCCGAATCGCGGATTCAGAGAGGGCAAAGAAGCCCCCAATGAAACTATGGACCGCTCGTAGTGTTTGTACTCTAACGAACACTGTCGAAATCCAGCTAGCTTCCCACCATTACAAGGACTATAAAGGTCCAAGTAACAGTCGGTTGCTAGATGGTAGCCGTAGCTCCTCGTAAAGCTAACAACCTCGTAGGGTGAAGACCCTAGGATGTTATCAGCAGCACGAAGAGCTCCGCGCAAATCCACAAACCAGTCTACGACAAAGGAAAAAGGAACTTTCTCCCAAGCGAAACTAGCAGGTGACGTTGCAAACCGAGAAGCCAACGTATCAGCCGCATTAAAAAATGCGGTATGATACTTTGTCTTCGGCTTAACTACTAACACGTAACGCACCACAGGGGTAGATACAGATCTACCCTGATGTGTGTAGGAGACAGTCTTGAATCCATTTTGCATGGAAGACTGATACTCTCCTTGGCTGAAGGCGGCCAGAACAACAGCTGAAGAGCTGTATCTAGACGCCTGAGCAGCTGCGTGACGTTTCACATCCCTAACTAGGTTAGGCAGATAACGGTGAACAGCTTGTATATCACTTAGAACTGGCGAAACGCCAAACTTCCAAGCGAGATACGCGCCACTAGCCGTGCGGACCACTTTGCGTAAATCACGCCACGACCTTGCCATATTAGGCAAAGAAGTAGCTAATGACGTAACGGATGGCCACATCTGATTAGCCTCTGCGTAGTCTAGAAGGAGATCGGCCTTAAGGCCTTTCGCCCTCTCTAAAACGTCTTCCTTAAGAACGTTTTCGCTACCAGGGAGTGTCAAGGTCCAAAAGGGCGGGACGCTCGTATTATTACTTACGTCCCAACCGTGATAAGAACGGATTCCAGCATTATTATCGAACCACGCAAGTGGGCGATTATAAGACTGTACAACGTTCTGACCCGCGGATGTCGAACCATACACGATAGAAGTAAGGTCCTGGGATACAATCCAAGGATGTACTCTATGAGTGCAGGCATGACTAAGTCCCTTCCCAAGTGAGTCCGTTATGCGTTCATCACGCTCCGCGGATATCACATTGTTGATAGCTGGAAACGAGGATGTCCCCGATCCAGTAGTCCCGTTGCAGAAGGTGTTTACATAAGTGTAAGCAGCTCCTGTACAGGACGCAGTATTCAAGACCTTGTTGTTAGTTCGAGTTCTCATCTGAGTTCAAAAGATCCAC